AGGCGTTTCTTCTCATGGTGCATAACAACAATGTCGTCGCAGTAGCGAAAGTAGTGGCGGAAGCCCAGGCCGCTTGTGACACGGTGATCGACGGGGCTCAGGAATAGATTCCCAAAATACTGGCTGAGGTAATTGCCAATGGGCAGGCCAGGCCCAGAGTCGATGATTTCATCCAACACTTGCAGCAATGTCCTGTCCTTGATCTGCCGCCGGATCAGCCGCTTCAGAATGCCATGGTCCACTGACGGATAAAACTGCTTGACATCCATCTTGAGGACGTACAGCCCCTCGCTGTCCAGGGTAACTCGCGCCACGCGTCTTACTCCATCGTGTATTCCACGCCCTGGTAGCGCAGCAAATGTATTGCGTATCAACGACCGCTCCCAGATTGGAGCGCAGACCTGCGTGATTGCGTGATGGACAATGCGGTCCGGGTAGAACGGCAGCGCGTGAATTGTCCGCAGCTTCCCTCGCTCGATCAGCTGGAACACCTTGTATTCACTTGTCTTGAATTGCTCTGATAACAGCAGCTCTCGCAGCTCTGGAATCTTTGCTTCAGCTACAGGGTCAAACTCCTTGATTTGCCTGTAGCCAGCCTTGCCTCTTCTTGCGTTTTGATAGGCCACCCATAGGTTGTCTAGTTCGCAGACTTTCTCCCACAGGTAGCCATACCGTTTCATTTTTAACCCCCCTGTCGTCGCGGGACGTTCGAGCTTTCGCCTACTGGGCCCTTGTGCATTGTGTGTGTTTGACCTAGCGGTCAGGCTTGCTCAGTATGGTCAGAAAACCGAGGGGGGAAAGGCGAGCCGGCCGCTGATGTTCGTGTTCGCATTGGTCGAATCGTTGTTGAGATTCGCGTACAACGCTCCCACTTGAGTGCCATTGTTGGCGTTGCTGCCCACATTGGCTACGTGCCAGCCGGAGAAACTGAGTCAAGCCTCTTGTTCGTCTACATGGCAATCACCTCCTTGCTTGTTGAGAACATTCTCAATTACGGTGCGTAGGCGAGCCGGCCGCCGATGCCCGCGCCCGCACGGGTCGAATCGCGGCTGAGACTCGCGTACAACGCTCCCACCGGAGCGCCACCGTTGGCGTCGCCGCCCACACTGGCCACGAGCCAGCCGGAGCCTGTCCACAGAGCATCACCGGTGAAGGTTGTACCAGAGCCCCCAGTCACAGAGGCAGGTAACAACGCAAGACCCGACGCGACATCTCTAATAAAGTCCCCGGATCCCGATGGAACTGCTGTCTGGCTGGTGTATCCAGCCGCAGTGTCGTCCGCCCATTTAGATGGGTCAGCGCACAGGTATGGCACGAGGTTGTTGATGTTGATGCCGTCCACCCATTGCCACGCCCTTCCGTAAAAGTTTTCCACGCCCCTGTACGACACATAGTCAGCACCGCTGCCACCGGATGTGTACTTGTTTTCGCTTCTGTTGCCTCTGCCGTTCGACAGCCCAGTGTTGACAACGTAAGCACTACCTTCCATGGCCCCGTTGCCCAGCACCTTCTGACTATTCATGTCCTGGTATTCAGTAAACAGAAGCCACTGCAGGGCGCTGTATTCCCAGTAGCCCAGCTGGTGCCAGCCAGCCCCGCGACCGGCGCAAGCTGTGCGGCACGCAGCGCGGGTCATGTTGGTGGTGTTGTTCACGCCGCTGGCAGAACCGTTGCCATTGGTGCCGGTCCCCTGGTAGGCCCCGACGTAGATGAAGCTCCTATTGCTTCCGTCTGGTTTCACAAAGGCCGGATGCACGGCGTAACCGCCATCGGTTTTGACGCCTTTCTGCAGATGAAATGTATGTTGCGTGTGTGAGCCCGCTGCGGCTGTTTCGTGCCAGACGCTAAAGACGGGAATCTCAACCATCACTTGTCCGGCGCCACCTGTTAAGTCAGCAGCAGTTGCCCCCGCCGCTGGGGTAGCTGTCGTTGTGGCCGCTATACATTCCCATACGCTGCCACCTTGTTGAACGCGCTGGCCTTTGGTGTAGGTGCCAGCAGCCCATGCAGGGGCAGAACCCCGCAGCGCAGTGTTAGCAACAGGCGCACCATGCGTCCCGGTATAGGGAGTGCTTAGCTCCGTCGTTTCAACAAGGCGCAGCCAGTCGCCAGCCCTCTTTGTGCTGTCATCGGCATCTAAGTAATAGGCAACCACTCCAGCATTTGTTAGCACGCAGCGTCTAATTCCAACTTGCGTGTCAATGATCCGGTTGGCAGCGGGATCACGTGTGTATGCATCAGTGTCTGCGTTCCAGCCAAATCTTAGGGCCGGTAGTACTGCCGTATTTGTCGTCACATACGAAACGGCCACGGATGATGCGGTATCCCAGCCAACTCGCACCGTTGTTGTCGTCACCTCGGACACATTGCCCTTGGTTGTATGACGCAACCTGAATGTTTGACCCTGCACAATCGCCACACCAGCAGCAGCTGTTGCAGGCACTGCTGCCCATGCACCACCACCAATGCTGATCTGTGGGTTGGTGCCATCAGTCGTCCCCAGCCAAATACGGGCTGGGGCATTAAGCCCAGTAATAGCGGTACTTGCTGCCGAATCAACGGCTGCGCCCAACGCCACATTGGTCTGAGGCGCAATCGTGATCGCGTCAGGCAGCTTGTCCAACTTGAGGGTGTAATCAACCGCTACGTTGCCTGCAGCGTTCACAACCCGACCCGTCAGCGTCGCGTCATGAGCCCCAGCCGTCACAGCAGCTGCCTGCCATCGCACCTTGACTGTTTGGCCTGTTGTAACCGGACCGCCAGTTCCGTATGCACCACCGTTAATGCTCACCTCAACGCTTGGCGTTGCCGTCAACGTGTCTGCAGGGCCATTCCAAGTGGAAACACCCTCGTCAGAGGCATTGATCGAATTGCTAGGAAGCCATGTCGCTTTCAGCTGCTCAGTCACAAATGCTGAGAGCTTCTTTGGCGTAACAAACCTCTCGTCATCGGTCCCAGCATTGACTTCGCCCTGAGTCGCAATCTCAGCAATACCCCTTATTGCCTCAGTTGCATCAGGTGGGGTATGTGCCTTCAACTGCGCAGCATCAACCACGCGACCAGCCGTGCCCGCCGTAATTGCAGCGGCATCTGCCAGCTGGACAATGCCCTTGGCGCTTGCTGTTGCATCTCCGACGGCAATAGTTCGACTATTACCTGTTCCTGTCACCGAGATTGGCGTCGCCCCGCTCAGGGAAGTTATGCCTCCGCCGATCGCAGTTGCCATTGCGTCGTTAGTGGCTTTTAACTGATCAGCTGTCACCACCCGTCCAGCTGTTCCAGCCGTGACGGCAGCAGCATCTGCTAGCTGAACCACGCCTTTCGCACTCGTCGTCGCATCAGGCGTCACCGCCACAAATGCCGTGCCGTTGTACACCTTCAAAACAGGTGCAGCCGCAGATGTCGTATCAACCCACAGGTCACCTGCCGCCGGTGCCGCCGGTGCCGCCGCACCAGTGCTCACCCCACTACCAGCACCCTGCCATGCGGTGCCATCAAATACCTTGAACACAGGCTTGGTCGGCACCGTGATGTCCAGCCACGCTTCACCAGCGGTTGGTGTTACAGGCGCCGTCGCTCCAACCTTGATGCCAGCAATCCGCCGAATAGCACCAGCCGAATCCTGAATGCTCAGAAACGGCTCGTCCTTGTTGTAATTGATGGCAATACTGCCGACAGGCAACTGCCCCGTTGCGCTGCCAGCAACAGGCTCCTTCCCTTGAACACTGGAACGGAGATGCAGGGTCTGAATGGTCATGGCTATCTAGCCGAAGGGCACGCATATGCGCTCCCATAAGGCTAGGCAGGCCTATTAGTACGTCCCAGGGTCGGGCGATCCGCCATTCACCCATTGACTGCCGGTATATGACAGGACCTGACCCGCAGCAGGAGATGTGATGGTCACATCAGTTAGCGAGTCAAGAGTGCCGCCACCACCGCCACCGCCGCCACTGCTCAACGTATCAATTCGATCCCATCCACGGGCTTGGCCCATGCACAAAATCCAGTCGCCAGCGTCAAAGGTTTTGCTGTCATACGTCCCAGGTGTATCGCAAACCAAATACACACCCGTCAGTGCATTGCTTGCAGCAGGCACTGCTGCACCATTGGCCAGACCTGCAGCTGTACCAAATTGCGTCAGGCCAGAAACAAGACCAGTTGCCGCATTAAACGTGCCGCAGAACCGCAGGTTCTCAGACGACAAAGCGCCCTGCCCAACAGGCATCCAGCTGTTCCCGTTCCACATCGACAGTCGTGCTGTCGACTCCTGGAACCACAGCGTTCCAATGTGATGCGATCCCGCAGTCGTAGGCGGCGTTGCTTCTTGGATATAACTGACTGAATAGTCAGCAAGTTTCAATCCCGTGATTGCATGGTCAGCAATCTGCGCAGTAGCGAAAGTCCCGCTTGTGATTTTTGAGGCCGGTAGATCAGGAATCTCGGCCGCTGTCAGGTTTGTCGTTAACTTTCCAGCGCCATCAACATTCAGGCCCGTTCCAACACTGACGCCGCCGATCGTTGTAGTTGTCGCTTTCGGCAGATCCGTGTCTATCAGCGCACGTCCCGCTGTGACACGCCCCTTCGTGTCATACGTGACGACAGGGTTTGTCCCGGCAGTGACAACCGTTGGCAGAGATAGCGCACCATTGGCGTCAACGCTTAAGCCATCTGCCGCACCAACTGAAACCGCGCCAATCGATGTTGCCGTGGCCTTAGGCAGATCTGTCGGCGCAAGAGCACGAAAGGCTGCATCAGCATTGGCTCCAGTAGCCGGACCAGCCAATACGGTCCCTGCCGCCTGAGTGCCGAGCTTGCTCAGCGCAATCGGCCCTGTGATCTTGGCGTCGGTGACTGCACCGTCAGCGATGTCCGCCGTTGCAATCGAACCGTCTTGAATCGTGCCAGACGTGACCGAACCACTTGGCAAGGTCAAGCCAGTGGTATCCAGCTTGGCCCAAGGGATCGAGGCATTGGGCGCCAGCGCAAGTCCGGCATTGACCAGATCACCAGCCGCTACCTTCTTTGTCTCGCTTGCACTCTTATCGACAATCGCCAGCTCGTCAGTTGAAGCAACAGCCGCTTGCGCTAACGGAGCCAGCTGACTGATCTTGAGATCTGGCATGGCGACAACAGACAACCCGCTCGTCGCTTCAGTTTAGGAGCGCTCAGACGTCCCCATCCAAAGCCAAGCGACCGTCACCGTCTTCCTTGTTGATAAAGGAACCGCTCTCCTGCAGCAGCATGTATGCCGATGGGATGCCATAAAGCATCTGGATCGGTCCTGTCGTGGCGAACTGAATCACCGACTGCACAGGTGCTGCTGGGCTGAACCCAATCGAAACCCCGGTCACCACCGCATTCACGCTGTAGTAAATCGAGGTGCTAGCCGAGAAGCTGCTAAGCGAGCTACCGATCGGCTCTGCTCTTGCGCGCTTCACATAGAAGTCAGCTTTGAACTCACTGCCAAGCTGCTGTCGCAAGATCAGCTGGTGGAAGTATTGCGCCAACTCAACCTCCTCTCCCGTATCGCACGCAGCAGGTAGCCAGTCCCAGTAAGCAGTCATCTGCCCGCTGCCAGAGATCAGGGTGCTGAATCTTTCCGCAAACGCATCGCCAAGCGAGGTGACATCAACGTTGTCGCGCTGCGTGCTCAGCGTGTAGTCCAGCACCTGCCCAAAGCAATGGGGCTTTGTATCAACCAGATCAACACGGATCTGATAGCTGCCCGCAGGCGTGGCCAACGCCAACGCAGCCCCCCTGCGGCCTGACAGTGAATCACCCCAAGTGCTGTAAAGCCTTAAGCCACCGATCGGGTCAACATTGACGTACCACGTGCCATCGCTGTAGCCATGCCCTGCGACAAAATCAAGAGGCAGGCTTGATGACGTGCCATTAGCGTTGACGCGCTTGATCGTCAGTCGATCGCCCGTGATGAAGGTGCCATTCGGGAAGTCAAAACTGAATCGATTCTCGGTTGGATCCACATCACCAGGATCCATCGTCGAAAAGAAGGAGTCTCCGCCAACACGAGAGAGCTGAATCAGACCTGAAGTGCCGAGATAAACCGCCATCTCACAAGCCTCCCAGGTTCACTGCAAGCAGTTCACCGCAGACAGTGAAGGAGATTCCAGCTTGGATCACGTCACCTGCTTGGGCACCAGTCTCTACGGTAGTGATGACAGCATCAAACTCATAGGCGAGGTTTGATGAGGTCAGGCGTAAGCGGTACTTCTTGTCTGGGTCGACGCGACCCGTCCGCAGGATTGAACCCAGCAAGGGCTTCGCTTCAAGCGTCCCTTGATCGTTGGCATACCAGAAGAGACTGCAACTGCCGCCATGGCTTTGCCTACCAAGCGTGTAGCTGCGGGCGTAATCACCAAGCGTTGTGACTTCCAACGCCTCAGCTTCACCACTGAACCGCCAGTCGCGCACCTTCCCGACCTTGACGCCATCAACGCTCAGACTGCCTTCGATGCCGGTGTAGAACTTGCCCATCACTCGATAACGGCAGTCAGCTCCACGCTAACGGTGGCCACTCCGGGCGAATGCCACTCGATCTGAGGCGCTGCGGCATAGCGCCAGACCTGACCAGCAGGCGTCACGCTTGCGTAATTGGCCATCCCGGCAAAGACTTCGGCAGGGAGCGCAAAGGCATCGAAGCCTCCGCGTTGCCCTTGATAGTGACCCGTGATCTGAAGAACCACCGCCTCCTTCAAATTGGCGAACTGCAGCGACAGCATCGTGCCAATGGGGTCAGGACCCAGCAGCACCCGTGTCTCGTGACCCGACATTGTGGTGAACGTCGACATGGGCTGCGCTCCCAGCGACCAAGTACGAACCGAAGGCTTAATCGAAGGGAAGTTGCTCATCGCTAGTTGTCGTTCGGGTTGATGTCGAAACTTGCGTTCACTATGTCGAGGGCAACCAGGCTCTGAGCACTGGCATTGACGGGGAAATGCGTCGCCTCGACGCTGATGGATCCATCAGGCCCCTCCTGCACTGCATCCACGAGGTAATAGGTGCTGTCTTGATAGGGGTCGCCTGCGTTGGTTGTCACATCAACATCAACGCGAATGATGTCCATCGGGCCAAGAGCGATGACATTGGTCGCTAATTCAAAGTTCACGGTATGCGTGACGTGCTTGCGGAAGGCGAGGATGTACTTGGCAACAAGCTCAGCGTGATTCGGCAGTGCGCAGAACTCTGTCAGGTCATACTGCTCAAACGGACCATCGGGTGCAGTGCCGGCATATCGGATCTCGATGGTCTTGTTGACGCCAAAAAATGAGTCGCGCTGCGACCGCCAACTAGCAAGGACACAGAACGGCTGCCGCTGACCAGCGTCGAAATAGGAGCGCTGCAAGCTGCCCTGCACAATCTGGTCCTTGCCGAAAATGTGCTCAGGGTTAGTGCTTCCTGTATAGAACGAGCCGTCTGCATTGGTGGGCAGCAGCGGACGCAGCGAGTAGAGCCCCTGCTCTTGAATAAAGCCAAGCAAGAACAGTTTCGAGATGCGGGTCAGGTAGTCGCGAAGATTGACGTTGGCCGCAAGGATGCCGTTGAACAGCATCCCGTGATACTTACAGAACACACAAGCTGACTGGAAGGATGCTTTGTCGATCAGCGCAGTGCCTGATGGGTTCGCCTTGCGCAGCAGGAAATAAGCAAGATCAGGGAACATGTTGCTCGATTCGGTCGCTCCACTGGTGACACTCTCGACCTGCATCCCATTGCGCACAAAGCAGCGCACCTGCTGCCTGTATGTGTAAGCCCCGCTGTCGTCCTTGAACTGAGCAGCAACCGACAAGCAGCTCATCCCGGCATAGCTTCCTGCTTGACCAGGGAACAATGGGAGATCGGAAACAACGTCAGGTGTTGGCGGGATGCCGGGATCACCGTCCTGCCATCGCTGGTAAGTGTACGAAGCAGAGAGCGTTCTATTGTATGAATTATTATTGAAGTATCTTTGAACGTCAAATGCAATCGTGACAGTTGTTCGACTAAATGAGCTGCTCCACGTCCAGGGAGAGCTGGATGAAAAATATCCCGTCTCAACAACTAAAGAACCTCCAGCCCAAACGCGAATCCTTTGCGTGACGCCGCCGTCGTGCATATTAAAGTTAAACGACATACTGGTGATATTGGACCAACTTCGCTGCCAAGTCGCCTCACTTCTAAGCTGAAAGTTATCAGTTGTACTGCCGTTCTCATTCACCCAATAGCCAGGCGTGGGCGGAACGCCAGGATCACCAGGAACAACGTTCTTCAGCGTAAAATCAAAGCCAGACGTAGGCATCCCTCCATACTGAAAGACAGTCTTATGACTGGGATACTTATCGAGGCGTGATGCGCCCTTGTAAATATCAGCCAACGCAATATCTCCAACCCTGCCTTCACTGACCACCATCCCAAAGGCAAACTTGTCCCCGTTCTTTGGATCGGTCGTCGCTCCGTACAGCCCAGCCGGCGGACTCACCCACGTGCCACCACGACCATTTTCCTCCTTGCAGAACACAATCGGGATCGGGGCACCAATACTGATCACCCGTTGATCTGATGTCGCCTCACGGTCTGACACATCAACGTCAGCCAGCTCCTGCTGCATGACGCCCTTGCCCGCAACAGGTGATGGGCTCTGAGGCTCAATCAATCCAGAAGTCGTCATAGCTTCGGCGGCCTCCCTACTAGCGCAGTCGTGAATCTGCGCGGAGGCGCAGAGGCTTCCACAGGATCAAGCGTGCTGCCAAGACTCACCGTGATGCCAGCCTCACTGTAAGAAGCACCAACGATCTGCCCAAGGTAGCTGGCAGCAACAACCGAGGTCGGGGGCAGTGCATCCCCATCTGGCGGGTTGAATTGACGCAGCTCAACCTGAAACAGATAGTTGCTGACCATTGCCGTCTCGATCAACGACACAAGCGAGCCAGTGATCGGGAACTCCACTTCGATCTCAGACTGCCCACCAGAACGGCTCGACAAGAAACCACTGTTTTTGAACGGCAGGAAGGTATAGCCCCAGACGGTCTGTTTTGGCCAGCGATTTTGATGCTGGCGAACAATCGTCGTGTAATCCGACTGGCGAACCGTTAGCAACGTTGCGAAGGAATCTCTCACTGATTCACCCCAAGGCTTCGGCGCACGCCAGGATCACGGCGGATCAGGCTCAGTGTTTGCCGTGTTGCATCCGACGCAATCTTCTGTGCATCACCCAAGGTCAGATAGCGCTGCCCATCCATCTGCGTCACAGGGCCAGTAGTCAGGTTCACCTGAGGCGTGCCACCAGAGAGCACAGACCCGCCGCGCTTACCTGCGCCGTAGTTCTGCATCGCAGCACTCATCTTGGAGGCAGGGATCACGTACTCAGGCTCACCACCCTCACCGATCATCGCCATCTCAGGACCAGTAATAAAGCCACCAGTGGCATAGCCCCGAATCCCCTTAAACCAAGAGGTCTTCGCTGAGTTATATGCCTGATTCTGGTATCGGTTGTTATATGCAGAAGCCTGGTCCATCGCACCCTGCATGATCGAGTAATAACCACTGGTGAACTGTCCAGGGCGGTTGCCGTAGACATTCCTCAGATCGTTGATCTTAGAGGTCAGTTCACTCTCGAAATAAGCGTTCTTGCCTGCCTCGCCAAAGTCCATGCCATACAGACGCCCGGTGCCAGAACCACCAAAGGAGCCCATACTTGACGCCATGGAGGCTGCATTGCTTGCCGCTTGTCCAAGATTCGCGGCTAGCTGCGCAGCTCCTGCCGCACCCTCTTGGATGTTCTTCGACATCGTGGCGGTCTCAAGATTCGCCGCTGCTGCCGCTACCTTCCCTTCGTAGATCGCCTGTGCAGCACGCATCTGTTCTGAGGCCATTTGAACAGTGGTCTCCAGCTGTATGCCCGCGATCTGCACCGCTGCCTGCTGCGCTGCCAGTGCTTCATAGTGTGCGGCGGTCACGGTCCCTTGCGCCTGAGCCAAGGCGACAACAGAGGCAACCTCACGCTCCTTCAGCTGCGCCGACTGCATGTCGAGCGTCGCTTTCTTCGTTGCAGCAACAATCGCCGCTTGCGCCTGCTGCAGTTCAATCGCAGCCTGCTTCACCGTCAGGTCATAGACCAGCTGCGCTGCAACCAGACGCTCTTCCTGAGATGTCGCCATCTGCAGCTGACGTTCTGCCTGCTGCAGATACACCTGATTGATTGCGCTCTCAGCCTCTAGCCGAGCACCAAGCACCGACTGCTGCTTTGTCAGCATTGCCGCTTGGATAGAAGCCTGCGCATCAGCCGCCTTGGTCGCCTCCTGAATCGCCAGCGTCACCTTCTGCTGCTCTTCCTTCAGCTGCTTGGCTTTCTCTTTCGCGTCATCAACCTTCTCTGGCAGCTTGCTGTAGTTGTCCAAAGTCTTCAGCGACTCTTCATTGGCCGCTGTTTGCTTCTGCTTGAACTCGTCAACCTTGCTGCCACCAAGACCCAGCAACCCGACCAGGCGCTGCATCTGATCAGCCATGAACTTGAACACCGGGTTATCCGTCAACGCCTTAAACCCATTGATCACAAAGGCCAGCACCTTTGACACGTTCTGCAGGTGCCAGACCATCGCCTCAAACACCTTGATCAGCACGTTCTGCAGCAGGTCGATCACGCCCTTCAGCTCAACATCCGAAAAGGCGTTTTTCAATGCATCAACCACCGGCTGCACAGCCTTCACCACCTTCGGGAAGATCGCACCAGCCAGGTACTCATACCAATCCGTCAGCTCCTGCACCGCCCACGTGATCCCCTCCATCGCCTTGATCACGATGGGTGCCAAGGCGCTACCGATCTGGTTGAAGAGCTTGTCGGCCACCTGGCCCAAGTTCTTCATCGCCTGCTGCTGTGCGTTCAGCGTGCTGCCAAAGCCATCCGCCGCCAAAGCCGCTTCAGACAGGGCCTTGTAGATCACATCGCTGGTGATCTTGCCCTCTTCGCCCATCTTGCGAATCTCAGCCGCCGATACGCCCATCGACGATGAGATCGCCTGCGCCAGCTGCGGCATCCTCTCCAAAATGGCCCGCAGTTCATCACCTTGCAACTTGCCCGAACCAAGCGCCTGACTCAACTGCAGGAATGCCCCAGCCGCATCCTCTGCTGTGGTGCCTGATTGCATAGCAATGGCGTTAAAGCCCGTGTAGATCTCGCCTGTCTCTTTCAAGCCAAATCCCAGGCCCTTCAGCCGGCCGTAGGTATCGGCCAACGCTGTTGTCGCCTGCGTCTGGCTGATCCCAAACTGCGCGGTCGCCTTCGATGCCAGCGCCAATGCAGCCTGATATTCACCTGTGCTGCTGGTGAAGTTCTTGAGCTTCTGCTCCGCAGCTCCGCGCTCAAATGCTGTGTTCAGCGATTTGCCAAGCAATGCCGCAGCAGATGTCACCGCAGTCAACGGGCCCAGCGCCGCTTGCAATGCAGCACCCAATCCAGATGCGCTAACTGCCGCAGAGTTCAGCCCACCAGCCGCTGCCTTGCCCGCAGCACCAAACTTCTGAATGTTGTTTGCCGCGCCGCCAGACTGTGCTGCTGCTTTATTGACAGCGTTGATCTTCTGAACCGCCGCATCGAGGGCCTGAGTCTGCGCCTTGAACTCAAGCCCGACACTATATACTGTCGACATTGAATTACAAGGAAGCGGGGGCGGTGGGTCGGCTTGAAGGCTCCAACTGGCAAGAGCGCCGCTCTGGTCATGCTACTCACGGCATGACTGGAACACCCGCTTGGCATTCCTGGGTATCAATGCGTCAGCGCTGTCACTACCCAGGGGACATTGCTTACAAAAACTACGGGGCAAGAGGTATTAAGGTCTGC